ATGGCCAGTTCAACTGGCGATGTGTGATTGATGGTGTTGTTCATCCCTCAATGATGACACAGGCGCAACACCTTGTGAACCCTTGATTTACCTGGGCGGAACGAATACCCACATAAATCACTCGGATTAGGTATTGCGTTGTGGATATGTGTTGATGTAAGATCACCACATCGGACGAAAAAACGATACCGCATTCAGCACCGAGCGATGGCCACCTGGCCTGACAGAGTTAGCTAAATGGCCGTGACGACATTTTGGGAAAGATCCGGACGCAGGCTTATTAACCCAACGCCTGCACCCTTTAACTGTTTAGACGATGGAGAGAATCATGACTGCAATCAACACCACCCCCGCTTCTGCTGACGAACTCGGCACACTGCTCGCCCAGATCGCCACGCTTACCAAGCAAGCCGACGCCCTCAAGGACGCCATGAAAGACCTGGCCAGCAAAGGCGGTCCCACAGTATTCGAAGGCGCCCTGTTCAAGTCGACCTATGTCGAGGCTGACCGCGCTGTCACCGACTGGAAAAAGTTGGCCAAGGAGCAGGGCATCTCTGCCGACACCATCGCGTCGTACACCAGCACCACCGCTGTGTTCAGCATCAAGACAACCGCACGCTAATCAGGAGGCCGACATGAGCACCATTACCAAAATTGCAAACCGTTTGTGGGTGGCACACATCGATGACGAGCGTGCCGATGGCAACAGCATCATCGTCACCTTGGACAACGACTTTGTTTTTGACGACGAGCGCGACTGTGGCGTGCGCGGGTTTGACACCCTCAAAGAAGCCGAGCAAGGCACCCGTCTCAACTGCGTTATCAACAGAAAAAATGTGATGCGCGATCAGTTCATGGACAAAACCATTGTCCACATGGGCGACGCCTGGCGCGTAATTGGTGTTGGCGCTCACCGCGACGGCAACATCTTTTGCCACCTGGCCAGCACAACTCGTGGCCGTCAACAAAAGAACGGCTGGTGCCCAATCCAAATTGGCGACTGGGTTGACACCGCTGTGCTCCAGGCCGCTCGATGATTCAGTACGGCATCCTGGATGACGAGGGTGCTGTGGTGCGCTGGGTATGGGGCAAACCACCATACCCGCACATCACGCGCAAAGTGCCCCGCCGCCGCAAACCCAAGTTCGACATCAGTCAATTACCAGACGCACCATTTTAAGGAGATCACCATGGATTCATACACAGCAACCGGCATCGCAGAAGGCTTCATCGAGGCAGACTCAGAGGACCAAGTCATTGAGGCTTGGCAGACATTGATCAACACCGGCCTGGCCTGGCAACTGCAAGGCTGGTTTGGCCGTCAGGCCCAGCGCCTGATTGAGGATGGCATCTGCCTACCAGCCGAGCAAAGCCGCCTGCTACGGGCCGCAAAAGCCCTGGGCAAGATTGAGTTCGTCAAGGTGGGGGTTTGATCATGTGGTTTACATCTTCACACGGCACGATCGAGATCGAGATGACCATGGCGCAGGCCGAGTCAGCATCACACCAGGGCCAATGCGACGCCGATGTCCTGGCGCTGTCTCAGCACCGCAAGATCCGCCGCCAGTTGGAGGCCATCGATCCAGCGGCATTGCGTAAAGAATTGGCCGAGTACGGCGCCTGGGATGAGCAGGAACTAGCAGACCACGCGCAGAACATCCAGCGCATTCTTTGGATCGCGGCAGGAGACATTGTCGAAAACCAAGGGAGCAGATCATGAGCCTATACACAGACCTGGTCGAGGCAGGCATCGAGGTCAGCAACTGGCAATCGGACTTGTATTTCCCGGTGTCGTATGAGTCCATGGAAATCTTGGCCAAGTACCCCAACCAGTCGCGCTCGATCTTCAAATCAAACATCGATGGCCGTCCGACAGTTGAGGCGCCGTTTGCATTTGATCCGTACTGGGAATCAAAAGTTGTTGATACAGCGTCAACGAAATAGAGTAGAATTTCAACACATCACCACAAGGAGATACAAATGGCAGACATCAGCATCCACAACACCAAGTCAATCATCATCAGCGAAGTTCGCGAGATCAATGGCAACACTCCGCTGTACACGAGAGACATCACCATCACCGACGCCAGTGGCCACGAAGTTGTGATCACATGCTTTTCAACCAGCGAGGAAGCTGAAGAGTTACGGGTGTTGCTGTGAAGCGCAACAACTACATCGCCGAGATCGAGCACCGCGTTTGCGGCATCCCTTGCATTGTCGGCGTCACCGATTACGAGGGCTACACACCCGCGTATATCTCCGGCCCACCAGAGAACTGCTACCCGGCAGAGGGTGGGTATGGAGACTTTGAGATCCTGGACCGCAAAGGCTACCGCGCCAAGTGGCTTGAGAAAAAACTCACAGCGCGAGATGAGGACGCGATTCAGGAATTGATTTATGACCACATGGAGAATGATTGATGACTATTCAGAGAATCGAAATTGAGAACGAAAAACAATGGCTTGCCGAGCGGGCCAAGGATGTGACCAGCACCGAGGTGTCGGCCTTGTTTGGCCTGTCGCCTTACCTGACTGAGTTCGAACTGTTTCACCAAAAGCGCGACGGCGTGACCGTCAAGTTCGAACCCAACGAGCGCATGAAGTGGGGCAACCGCCTGGAGTCGGCCATCGCGCATGGCGCCGCCGAGGACATGGGTTGGAGCATTGCCAAGTTTAATGTGTACATGCGCGACCAGGCCGCACGCATCGGGTCCAGCTTTGACTTTGAGATCAAGTCAAACGCCAATGGCCCAGGCATTCTCGAGGTAAAGAATGTCGACTGGGTGCAGTACCAAAAGAATTGGATCGACGATGGCAATGGCAACATCGAGGCGCCCGAGCACATCGAGTTGCAGGTCCAGCATCAAATGGAAATTGCCAATTACAACTGGTGCGCGATCGTGGCGCTTGTCGGTGGCAACGAGCAAAAGATAGTCCTCCGAAATCGCGATCGGGACATTGGTAAAAGTATACGCGAACGCACCGGTGAGTTCTGGAATCGTGTGCAGTCCAACACCGCGCCATCAGCCGATTACACACGCGACGCTGAGTTCATCATCAAGCAGTTGCGCAACGGCGCAGACGAGGGTTTGGTGGCCGAGGCTGACCGTGAACTCGAGGACATGATCAAGCAGTTTGAATTCGTGCGCAGAGAGGCCAGCGATCTGGAAAAGATCAAGGAACAAAAGCGCGCAGAGATCCTGGATCGCATTGGCCGCGCCAGCAAAGTTCTCACCAGTTTTGGCTCGCTATCGACGGGGCAAGTCAAAGGCCGATCAGGCACTCTCATCACGCCTGAGATGGTCGGCACAGTCATCGGCGCAACCGAAGGCTATCGCAGTTTCCGTTTTTATCCCAAGAAGGAGAAGTAACCATGGCAACCGAACAACGCATTTACAAAGTGACCAGCGGCGAGCGAGCCTACCTGGTGCAGGCTATCAGCCAGGCGCAAGCATTGCGTCACATTGCTGGCCGCATGTACCAAGTAGAAGCCGCCAGGCCCATCGATGTCGCCACACTTATGAGCAACGGCATCAAACTCGAGGTGGCCAGCGTGCTACCAGAGCAAGACCAATTGAAACTTGAAGGAGCACAAGCATGACTACAGGAACCGAACTCAGCCCCATCGAAGCAATGCGTGGCACCCTGGTGAAAATGCAACCAGAATTCCAGGCCGCACTGCCTCCGCAGATCCCTGTCGATAAGTTCATCCGCACCACACTGACCGCAGTACAAATGAACCCGGAACTGCTAAGTGCCGATCGCCGCAGTTTGCTTGGCGCATGCATGAAGGCCGCACAAGATGGCCTGCTGTTGGATGGCCGCGAAGCCGCGCCCGTGATCTTCAACACCAAAGAAGGCAAGAAGGTCCAGTACATGCCAATGGTCGGCGGCATCTTGAAGAAGATCCGCAACTCGGGCGAACTGTCCAGCATCAGCGCACAGGTGGCGTATGACAAGGACCACTTCGAATACGAACTAGGCGACAACGAGAACATCGTTCACCGTCCATTCCTGGGCGAGGATCGAGGCAAGCCAATCGCTGTGTACGCTGTGGCCAAGACCAAGGACGGCGCAATCTACCGTGAGGTGATGAGCGTGTCCGATGTCGAGAAGGTGCGAGCCGCCAGCCGTGCAGGCAAGTTCGGCCCATGGGTTGACTGGTGGGATGAGATGGCCAAGAAGACCGTGATTCGTCGCATGGCCAAGCGCCTGCCATCGAGCGCGGATCTAGACCAGGTTATCGCCAACGACAACGAGGCATCAGGATTCGTCCAGGTGGAGCGCAGAGAGGCCGTAAACATCACGCCGGTACCAGAGGCCCAGCAAGCCCCTTTGAGCCGCCTGAAGGCCTCTATGGGCCAGCCAGCGGATGATGTCATTGACCAGGCAACTGGCGAGATCACACAAGCGGAGGTGGCCAATGTCCCAACTGCTGACGCCTAAACAATTGTGCGAGCGATGGAAGGTCGCCGATAACACCCTGCGCAAGTGGCGGGTGGCCAACATCGGACCGGCCTACATCAAACTGGGCGATGGCCGAAACAGCGAGGTGCGGTACCGCATCGACGATGTCGAGGCTTTTGAGAAAAGCAATCGATTCACAACCGACAACAAATGAGGAAAGCCATGAGGACCAGAATGATCACAATCCTGATTGTCTGCTCCCTTGGCTGGATCAGTGGGTGCTCGAGCAACAAGCCGATGCCACCCACACCAGTCGAGCAGGAGTTGATTCTTGATAAACAGATTCACTCGATGAGCCGCAACGAAGTCATCACTGCGGTTCGTGAGTGTGAGTCAACAGGCCTTCGCGCCGTCATGATGTATGGAAAACGAAAGGTCAACGGGTACTCAGCCGACATCGTCATCGATGTCACATGCGCACCCAGGTGAAAAAAAACCCCAGGGGAATGAAACCCTGGGGCTAACCGTCGTGAAGGAGTAGGCAACTGCTTATGCCAGACGGGATGGAGACAACTCAAACCAGTTCAAAATGCGGGCCGTCAATGAACGGCCTTTTGTTTTGCTTGCGACGGGTGTCGATGTAGTAGACCATGGCCTCTTCCATCGTGCCGCGCCAAAGCCGGATGTCCGGAACATTCCACGCGGCGCCCCAGCGTATCGCTACATTCTTTTCAATCGCGGCCTGCTTGA